GGTACAGATGCTATTAACATTCCTATTCAAGGAACAATAGCAGAAACTACTAAGATGGCTGTACACTTTGCTGTAATGGAAGATAAGAGAATTTTAGATTATATTTACAATGTAATTCATGATCAGATAAACCTACGAGTTCCTAGAGCTGATGTAGACTACTGGACAGATTTATTAGTAAGAAATATGAAATTAGGTTGGGACGAAATCTGTAAATCAGATTTAATGTTCTATAAAGATATAGAAATGCCTGTGGATAGTAACCATGCAAATTAAGGAGCATAAATGAACATATTTCAGAACTTAGATAAGACACTGATAGTAGATGCTGATTCAATAGTATTTATAGCTTGCTACAATGCTGCTAAAGACACACTATCAGAGGAGTTCTTTAACACAGAACTTGAACACTCTACTGAAGTTATTAGATTAGCTGGTGATTATGCAAAAGCTCATGTCTTAAATATACAGGAAGTAACAGGTTGTGAAGCAGTTGAGTGCTACTTCACAGCTGGTAAGTGCTTCAGATACGATGTAGATGCTGAGTACAAAGCTAATAGAAAGAAGACTAATTATGTATTAGGTCTTAAAGAAGTTAAAGAGTACTTACACAGTCAGTTTGATGGTGAGATAAGTACTGAGTATGAAGCAGATGATATTTGTTATTATCGAGGTATGCAAGAGAACACTTTAGTATCTTGTATTGATAAAGATATTTCTGGTCAGCTTCCTTATGCTACTTACAACTTCAGGAAGAATGTCTACATAGAACCTCAAGAAGACCCAAAGAAATTTGTATGGCTTCAGATGATTATAGGTGATAATGCTGATAATATCAAAGGTATTAGAGGTATAGGAGCTGTTGGTGCTACTAAATATTTAGCAGATGTTGAGGATTATAGAACAGCTGTTTTAGAACTTTACACAGAAAAAGGTAGGAGAGATGACTTTATTAAGAATCTTAATCTATTAGACATGGCTTTATTACAAGATGATATGAGCATAAAACTACATAAGGAACTAGAAGATGAAACTGTATGATTTTAAAGTAAGAAGTAAGAGCTATTGTTTAGTTAAGTTTGACAAGTATAACTTTAGTGTTAGAGAGTATTTAAAGAACCCTAAAGTTAGTGAGGCGTTTGGTGTTACTTTAGTAACAGAGTTTAAACCAGCGGATAACTTTTTTGGTTCTTTATATGCTGCTTGTAGGAAAGTTGTAAGAGTACAAGGTGGTAATCACCCTGCTAGGTATATAGATAGCCTAAAACCATATAATCTTACAGAAGATAACAAAGAAATTTACAAAGACGCAATTAAGGAGTGTTTAGGATGAGTATAGAAACAATTAATACAGGGTATGCACAGGACATGGGGGATAATCCAATATCTCCAAAACATTATTCGGATTTAAAGATAAGCCCTTTAGAATATATAGAAGCTAATGAGCCTGAATTTACTTGGTGTATATCTAATGTAATTAAATATGTATCAAGATATAAAAGAAAGAATGGTCTTGAGGACTTGAAGAAAGCTCAATGGTATCTAAATCATGAGATTGAGAGGCTGGAGAATGAATAATAGTAATTGGCAGCATGGTTTAAAAGAATGGAGAGCAGATAGAAATATCGTAACACCATCAGGTAAAGTATTTGACATGATAAAAGAAGAGCTTAACGAACTAGAAGATGCTATCTATGATAAAGATGAACACGAAACAGTAGATGCTTTAGCAGATATTATTGTATTAGCTACTAATGAACTAGAACTTATGGGTTATGATTTAGATGGTGTTATGATTGAAGTAGTTAAAGAGATTAGTTCAAGAAGACAATGTCCAGCACAAAAAGAAGTATGGGGAAAATGGGGAGCTGAAGGTAAATGGCAGAAACAGAAAAACCAAACAGATACTTATAAGGCAGTTTACAAATGAGCAGTCAGAAAATACTATACAACAAAGTAATTGAGAAGATACTCTATCATAAGGAAAATGCTCAAGCTTACCTGTTGGATAATGTATGAAACCACTACCACACCAGCTAACTAAATCTGCTGAAGCCTTTAAGGTTCTTCAGCAGCAAGGTATCGTTTATATAGCAGGGAAACCTAGAAGTGGTAAGACTTACACATCTATACTAACTCTGGAGAACTCTAAAAAGATTAAGAATGTGTTAGTTCTTACTAAGAAAGCAGCCATTAGTGGTTGGGAGAAGTTCACAGTACTGTCAGATATTAATTTCACAGTAACTAACTATGAACAGATTAAAAAGGTTACAGGTAAGTTTGATGCTTGTATTATAGATGAGTCACACAACCTTGGAACAGTTGGTAAGCCATCACAAAGAGTTAAAGATATAAGAGAGGTTTGTTATGCTTTACCAACAATTTTACTTAGTGGTACTGCTATTGTTGAGTCCCCTAATAGCATTTATCATCAGTGCTTTGTTACTAAGTATAGTCCTTTCTGCAGGTTTAAAAACTTCTATAAGTTCTTTGCTGGATATGGTATACCAGCAGTTATGCACTTACATGGTAGGCAAATCCCACAGTATAAGAAAGCAAGACCTGAGTTATTAGATGTTGTTGATAAGTTTACAGTTTATATGACTCAAGCAGATGCTGGTATAACTACTGAGGCTGAAGATGTATTACACTACATACAATTAGACCCTGAAACTGTATTACGCTACCAACAGTTGGAGAAAGAAGACATCATTATGATAGATGGTAAAGAGCTTGTTTGTGATTCTACAATGAAGTTAAGAACATCACTACATATGATGGAGTCTGGAGTAGCTAAGATAGATGATGAGTATATAGATATTGGTAATAGAGAAAAGTATGACTACATCCGTAATAATTTTACACTTGATGAACATACAGTTATCTTAGCACACTTTATAGGTGAGCAGAGGTTACTAAGAGAGTTATTCCCACAGTGTACTGTTGAGAGTGCTACATCTAAAGCTGAAGGTGTATCTTATGCTTGGGCTAAAGAGTTTATTTTATTTAGTTCTGGTTATTCAGGGTCTAAATACATACAGCGTCGTGAGAGAATTATAGATGTACAAGGTTCTAATACAGCTAAAGTACACCATATAATTGTTAAGGGTGGTATTTCTGACCAAGTCCAAAAGGCTGTGAGAAAGAAAGAATCATTTAATAACGCAACATACCAGAAAGGATTATTATAAAAGAACAAGACATACAAAAGAAGATAACTAAGTATCTGGAGAAACGAGATGCTTATGTAGTTAAGATTGTAACAGCTAGTAAAGCAGGAGTACCTGACATTTTAGCTTGTTACAAAGGCGTGTTTATGGGTATTGAGGTTAAGAAACCTGATACTAAGAAGAACACATCTAAGTTACAAGACTACAACCTAAGAGCCATTATTGAGGCTGAAGGTTTTAGCACAGTTGCAGCATCTGTAGAAGATGTTGAAGAATTTTTAGAGTTTATAGACCAGATTAGATAATTTAAGATATAATTAAGTTATATTACAATACAATTACATCAGTTAAAGGATAACAAATGACAACAGAAGAAATACAACAACTAGAAGTAGACGCATTAGAGCTACTGATTAAAGAAAGAGATGAAGAGATTATGACTCTTGAAGACTGTATTGATACTCTACAAGTAGACCTTAGAGAAGCTAATCTTTTAAGATTGACTGAGTCTAATGAGCAGACAGTTAGATTAGCGGAGTTAGCTAAGAGAATTAATGTAGTTCTAGGTGATTACTAATGCTTACAATTAGACAAGTAATAAAACCTATGCAAGACGGGGGTCTATCTAAATACAGAATCGCTAAGAATTTAGGTGTTCAAAGTATTATGATTGACCACTATCTTACAGGGAAATGTAGAACACCTACTTTTAGAGTATGTAAGAAGATTTATGAGGATACAGGTTTAGTTACTTTCCCTTATTCTGAGGAAGAACTACAAGAAGAACACGAACAAAGACTATTCACTATAACAGAAGAAGACTAGTCACTATATAAGAAGCTGGGTAACTACTACACAGCCCAGCTTCTTTAAAGAAATTTGATTTTAACAGACCTATAAGTTTTAAATATGTAGGTCGGTTATATATGTGAGCTACTAATGGGTAGTTCGTTTATATAACTAATGAAGGAGAAGATATGAAAGAGAAATTACAAGAAGCAAGAGAAGACTGGATGATGTTTAAAAGACTTCAAAAAGGTGAGGACGCTGATTATAAATGGCTTCAACTAAAGTTGGCTGAAGCGGAAGCAAGAATCAAAGCTTGTAGGTATAAAATAGACTTAGGGGACCAAATATGATTAGTAAAGAATTATTAAGTGACGTGATGGGTATGAAGGATAATTAATGACTAGAGAAGAAGCAAAAGACTTAATAGAAATAGAATATGATAGCCTCGATAATTACTGTGATAGTAATCATTGCTCAGTTATAGATCAAATTTATGATGATTTTGAATCAAGAACTTGTGAGAATTGTAAGCACTGTAATACTGAACTATTATGAACTATAAAGGATACCAAATGAGCAAATCAATAGAATTATATGAAAGGGTAAGAGATGATGATCTTTACAGAAGCAGAAATTAAAGTTATGTCATTAAATGTCGCAAATGAAATGTTATTTAAAGCTACTAAGGCTTTAGATGACGGCAATTATATAGCAAAAAACAAGCAGAAATTATTACAACAAATAAGTAGGCTTAATACACAAGTCGATAACCAAGAACTATCCACACAGATAGATTTTTAAATAACATAACCAAAGGATAATAAATGAACATATACACAGAACCACAACAGCTAATAGATCCAAAGAAACTAATTAAGTTACTTAAAGATATAGATGATAATCATGCTAAGACATATGGAGAACATTGTTTAATAAGATTAATATTAAGTAAAGTGGAAGGATAAGTAAATGAAAGAATATCATAAAGAATATAGTGCTTTAGCAATGAGTTTCTTAACTCAATTTTTAGATGATGCTAAAGGTAAACATCCAGAAGTTAAAGAATTATTACAACTGGTTCAAAAGAACCATGGAATTAAGACTGAGAATGGAGCTGTAGAATATGTAACATCTGCATATAATAAGCTAGAAACAATAACAAATGGTGAAGATGTAGATGGTAATGCTTTATTATTAGGTGTATCATCTTGTCTATACTTAGCTGAAGAAGATGTATTTAAAGGCTCAGCAGGGATGAAATGTCTAAGGTTAGCTAATACCCTATACTTTGATTTAGAGAAGAATATAGGCACTAGTAGTGAGTTTAAAACCACTAATAATATCATGGATCAATTAGACAGAATAAATAGAAAAGAATATTATCAAGGATAAGTAATGGCAAAGGGTAACTGTAAACAATGTGGAGCAGTAACAGAAACTAGAGGTAAGACTTTAGTTAAACATTTCTGTAATTCTGTATGCAATCAAAAGTACAAAAGAGAAGAGAAAAGACAAGAAGAACTTAAAAGATTAGGAGATAGAAGATGTACTGTATGTAATGCAGATATTAATCATACTAAGTTAGGTACTAGATTTTGTTCTAAGAGATGTACTCAATCTAAACCTAAAGAACATAAGTTTTGTAAACATTGTAATAGTGATATGGGAATGGTTAATTCAACTACAGTATTCTGTTCAAGAGAATGTCAGCAATCTTTCAACAATGAAAAGAAAAAAGTAGTACAGAAAGAAAAGAGATGTTTAGAATGTAAAGAAATGTTTATGCCTGAAGTTAGAACCAAACAATTCTGTAGTAAGAGTTGTAGAGATAAGTTTCATTACAAAAATAGACTTATATCAGGAAACAAGAGAGAAGATAGAACTTGTGAAGCTCCAGATTGTACAGTTACATTTAACATACCTAAGGGTGGTAGGAAGAAGACTTGCTCAGATGAATGTAGAAAGGTAGTTAATGCTATTAAACAAAGAGAAAGAGTTAGACCAACTATCAATATAGATAGGATATGTGTACAGTGTAATACTCCTTTTATTGCTCACAATATAAAGACAGTTACTTGCTCATATAGTTGTAATGGTAAACTAGGAGCAAAGAAGAGAGGTCATACTCTTAAAGAAGATAGAGCAGTAATACCTAAACCTAAGAAGACTACTACAAAGAAGAAACTAGTAATTAAGACTATAAAAGAGAAAGTAAAGAGTAAACCTAAAGTAGTACCTCAATCTAAAAAGATAGAAGTTCCTATGTTTAAAGCTGAATCTATGCCCAAGGTAACACCTAAAGAATCACTTTCAATGGTAATAGTTAGAAGAACTAAGCAAAAGACTCAAATGACCTCTAAGGCTGTAGACCTACAACAGGAATGGTTAAAGAAAAACAAAGCAACTGTTATTGAACCAACAGACTATAAGTATAAAGCTTATCAAGGTGATATTGAACCAACTAATACTCTTACTGAATATGGTAAGTTTACAGGAATGAAGGGAAATACAGAATCACTAGATGATTCAAGAAGAGATGTAGGAATAGATTAATATCTAAACATATAATACAATAGTTTATCATATGATAAAAATATGACAAAGAAATTAACAAAGGAAAATAAATGAGTAGAATAGCATTAAAGAACGAAGATTGTTTAGTAGCAATGGATAGAATGATTGAGGAGGGTATTAAGGTAGATGCAATTATAACAGACCCTCCTTACGGAACTACTGCTTGTAAGTGGGATTCAGTAATTGACTTTGAAGAAATGTGGTTAAGACTAAACAGACTTATCAAGCCTAATGGTGCAATAGTTTTATTTGGAAGTGAGCCTTTTAGTAGTGCTTTAAGAATGAGTAATATTAAGAACTATAAGTATGATTGGGTGTGGGACAAAAGACTTGCTGGAAATGTGTTTCTCGCAAAAAGCCAACCAATGAAGATACACGAAAATATATTAGTTTTTAACTCATCAAAAGAAAGTTTCTACCCCATAAAAACAGATTTAGAAAAAGTAAGAAACTACAAAGACAAGTATGGTGGTGGAGAAAGTTTCGGTAAAAAAGGAACTGGAGACAAGGTGCATACTACAAAAGGTAAAAATCCTAAAAGCATCATAGATATATCTAATGCGAACAGAAAAGGAAACACGCACCCAACCCAAAAACCAGTAGCACTAATGGAGTATCTAATAAAAACATACACAAATGAAAATGAGTTAGTTTTAGACTTCACAATGGGAAGTGGAACAACAGGTGTAGCTTGTAAGAATTTAAATAGGGATTTTATTGGTATAGAACTAGATGAAGATTATTTCAAGATAGCTAAGGAGAGAATAAATGAACAAGTATGATAGAACTATCCAAGGGAAAGACAACAACACTAGCATAGTAGATGTCTATAGTGTACTAAAAGCTTTTGATGTAAAATGTCCTGCACTACAGCAGGAGATTAAAAGAATCTGAAAGTTTTAAACACATAATACTCTAAATAGAGTCTATTAAATGCAAGAACAATGCAGTAGTTTATCAGATGATAAATGAGCTTAATTAGAAAGGAACGGCCTTATGGAATATTATTTTTTGTACTATTCGTGGAATAAGTACAGGTATGTTGCAACCATATAGGTTCTCTTTAGGGTATTAATTAAAGAAAAGGATAAGTGATGATAACTATAGATGATTTAATTAGAGCCAAAGAATCTTTAGACAAACAAAAACCAAAAAAAAAACTTTATTTGGTGTATACGCAGAAGACAGCAGAACATATGGCCAAGGTAGGACTAGCAGTAAAAGATGAGAATGGTACTTACTGGGCATATGGTACAGAAATTAAAATAATAAAAGAGATATAAGTGCATAACAATTTAAAACCAAAGGATAAACAATGACATTAGATTATGAAGAGTATTGTGTAAAATATGGACTAGATGAATTAGATGAATTTCTAATTGATAATGATCTAACAAATGATGAACAAGATGAATGGCTCAATGAAGCTTATGAATGCTATGTAAGTGAATATCAATGTAGAGCCTATGATGAATGGAAAGATGATAAGGAGGATTATTAATATGCATTGTATGTTATATATATCAGGGGTCTTAGTGGTGCTTGGTATCATAGTTGTATTTGTAGGTGTAGGTTTTAATCATGGATACAACAAAGCTGAAGCTGAGTTCAAAAAAGAGGATAAATAATGAAGAAATTAAAATTAGAAGAAACAATAGTTAATATGGTT